TAAAGTATTTAAAAAAGAATTTGGACATTTACCTTATGAAGAGCAGAAGGAAATTATCCTGAAATCACCACAACGATTCGCTAATCTATCCATTAGTGGAAATACATGACAAACGTCCTAGAGGCGTTACAAGATGACTTCAAGTTGTTCCTACAAGCTTTGTGGGGACAACTCGATCTTCCTACGCCTACACGCGCTCAGTACGCTATTGCTGACTACCTACAACACGGTCCTAAACGCCTACAGATTCAAGCTTTCAGAGGAATCGGTAAATCGTGGATTACAGGTGCCTTCGTGTTGTGGACACTATTTAAAGACCCAGAAAAGAAGATCATGATTATCTCCGCTTCCAAAGAGCGTGCAGACAACATGTCTATCTTCCTACAAAAACTAATTATAGAAACACCGTGGTTAAAGCACTTACAACCCAAAGCAGACGACTCAAGATGGTCGCGTATCAGCTTCGATGTCAACTGTTCTCCCCACCAAGCACCTTCCGTCAAGTCTGTCGGGATTACTGGCCAACTGACCGGTTCTCGCGCTGATTTAATGATCCTTGACGACATTGAGGTTCCTGGTAACTCAATGACGGAAATGATGCGTGAAAAACTACTTCAGTTATGTACTGAAGCTGAATCAATCCTTACCCCTAAGGATGACTCCCGCATTATGTACTTAGGTACTCCTCAGACAGTGTTTACTGTCTACAGGAAGCTTGCTGAACGTAACTACAGACCATTCGTATGGCCTGCACGTTTCCCTCGCTCTCTATCTAACTACGAAGGTCTTATAGCTCCTCAATTACAAGAAGATATTGATCAAGGTGCTGAGAAATGGGATGTAACTGACCCTGACAGATTTAATAATGATGATCTTATCGAACGTGAAGCAGCAATGGGCAGAAGCAACTTCATGCTTCAGTTCATGCTTGACACAAGCCTCAGTGACGCTGAAAAGTTCCCCCTTAAAATGGCGGACCTTATCGTCACTTCCGTTAATCCCACTACTGCTCCTGACTCAATCGTCTGGTGCTCTGACCCAAGAAATTGCATCAAAGACCTCCCAACAGTTGGTCTACCTGGAGATTATTTCTACTCTCCAATGCAACTCCAAGGAGAATGGGATTCTTACCAAGAAACAATCTGCTCGGTTGACCCATCGGGCCGTGGAACGGATGAAACGGCTGCAGCTTTTATCTCACAACGCAACGGTTTCTTGTACTTGCACGAAATGCGAGCTTACAGAGACGGATACAGCGACAACACACTCTTGGACATTCTAAAAGGTTGTCGTAAATTTAACGTAACTAAATTAGTTATAGAAACTAACTTCGGTGACGGTATCGTCGCTGAACTATTTAAAAAACACTTAATTCAAACTAAACAAGGTATTGATGTCGAAGAAGTCCGAGCCACCGTACGGAAAGAACAAAGAATTATTGACACCATGGAACCCATTCTTAACCAGCACCGCCTTGTTGTGGATCGCTCTGTTGTTGATTGGGACTATAACTCCAACAAAGACGCAGCCCCAGAATCAAGACTCCTCTACATGCTCTTCTATCAGATGAGTCGTATGTGTCGGGAAAAAGGTGCTGTTAAACACGATGACAGACTTGATTGTCTTAGTCAGGGTGTTCAATACTTTACTGACGCAATGTCAATATCTGCTCAAGAACAAATTAACTTCCGTAAACGTGAAGAGTGGAATGACCTCCTTACTTCGACCTTAGAAGACCCTCAAGGCTCCGCTAATCACCTCGTATTAGGGCTAAATAAAGACCAAAGACAACAAGCTAGAGGTAACCCTAGAAACTCAGTCCCTAACTGGGTTTAGCCAGCTCCCACCCTTATACAGGGGAGATAGAGGGTGGACTATCTCTTTTGTACGAGAGGAGGGAGACAATCCTTCCTCTTTTCTAATATCCGCTGAATGGATATTCCGTAAAACACCGCAACTAACACTGACACATTAACTAGTACTTGTTCTAAATAACATCTATCTCATCTTATTACCATGAATGTAATTACTGTTTGAGATCTTTGTTATTGGGTACACCTGCGTTAGTTAATTTATTACATACATTATATGAAAGTATTAGAGTTTGAAGGTAATGAACAAGACTGTTCCTTTACTTATCATCGTACTCGTGAAGGTCCTAACTTCTTCGTATCTCACTATAAAGGGTCCACACAAGGTCATAATGATCCTAAAGAATGTTGGCGTACTCTCGGTGTAGCTAAGTTTACTGATTCAGGTAAGGCACTTAAACAGTGGTGCCTGGATATGGACGAAGAATACGGTGATACACAGATTGAACCTCGTGTTGATACTTCCTTTGCTTCTGAAGTGCAGAATGAAGAGGTCTCTCCTACTGATAATACTAAAATGATTACTTGATGCTTACTTATATCTCTTATATTAAGGGATTCTTCTCTGTTGTCGTCTTTAATTGTATTCAACCGGTGAACTGGGAGTCTTGTGCTCCTGTTCATGTCTGGTTACCGCCGTATATTAATGATGCATACGTGGTTTTAACTGAGAAACCGTACCAACAGGAGCTAGATTACCTCGATAATTTTTGACATAATTTTGTCAACCCATATACGTAGGGGGACGGACGCAGAATCACCCCCAGGGGGCTCTTTGAACCCGCATTAGACTGCTAGTGGCGTGCAAAACACTCGATATTACTGATTTAGCGGGCGCAATCGCACTGCCTATCGCTCACTCAATCTCACGCAATCTGTAGCGCCAACATTAGATAAGCTTCACAATCACAAGACACAGATAACATTAACTAATCAATCACTATGTATGAACCAATAGCTGCAATCAAGACAATCAAATGTAAAGAATGTAATGCTGATGTTAAATGTAATGCTAACTATCCAATTACTGAACTGACATGTAATCAATGCCATCAACTATATGTCAAGGGAACGCAGAAAGATAACACCACTAAATAACATCACACTCATAGCGCGGTGACTGATACATATGCTATGCTGGGTTAGTATTATTCACAAGTGGACAGTCAACAAAGAGGCACAACACCGCTTGAAATCCACTGCAAAGTCTGCAATACTATGAAAGTCAAAGGAAGCGCAACTCACCCAGCTTCCACAAGTGGACAGTCCACAAGGTGTCCACTAAATCACCCACTGTCCTTAAAACCTGCTATGCTTATAGCATCGACAGTCAAGCACTACCCGAGGCATTCATTACGTACTACGTCGCAACCGAGCTTAACGACTCACTCGTCACAGAACTAGAGTCTGATTCAATGTTTGAGTCGCTCTGTGTTTTCTATACTTTGTCAAACGACAGTATTAATTACGATGACATCGAACTGGGGCATCTTGTCAATGATGATATGACTCCTCTTCTTTCTTCCGAGTATTCTCTTTAAGTCACAATCATCCACTTATGGACAATTGATTCTCTCCTTCTGTCATCCTCAGCGTTGACAGTATGAGGCAATCATCGCCTCTTTCACTCTACTTATTTTATTATGTTTTTCACTCCTTCAACTCGTAACGCTATCAAGTCTTCCGCTGTTAACAACATCGAAGTAAATCAGTCTACTAATCAAGCCATTGTCACCTTCAACAGTGGCAAGCAATACCTGTATAGCGGTATCTGCGAAGATGCAATGTTTGACATCATCTTTGGACAAGTCAAGTCATTCGGCAAGTGGGTTAACGCTTCTTGCGTCAAAGACTCTGACGTTTCTGCTTTCGCACTCGCTTGAGTTTCACTAACTAACTATTCATTCATTCCACAATCATCCACTTATGCAAAATCTTTTCTCTTTCAACGTTGTTTCCCGCAGCTCATCTGCTATCAATCACATTGTCACTGACTTACTAGCTGGCGAGGTACTCGTCGAATATAAGAATGGCGAATGCTATTCCTATTCCAATGTGTCACGTCGTGCCATCTTAAATCTCTTGCTTCAAAAGAATCTCTCACTGGGTTTCTGGGTTAACGAGAATCTCCTCTTTTGTGATGCTAAGTGTGCAACTTATGGTAGCTGCGAACATCTTGAGTTTGCCTACTAAGTAACACATTCACAATCAACACTGCCTTTCTTTATTATGATTTCAATGCCGAATCCAACCGCTGTATTGCCTCGCGCTACTGAATCATTCGAAGCTTGGTATGATGCCAAGTCTGAAGATGAGCAACTGTTAATTGATGAAATCAATGACAGAATCTATGAGGG